CCATACCTCTTGAACTAATACCTAAAGTAATGTTCATACCTAATAACTCTTTAAGTATGTTTCCAGCAGGTGTTGGTAACACTTCCACTTTACCGTATAAATCATTACCTTTCCACCAAACATGTAATACATTATGTGATACATTAGATAGATTAACAACTGATGATTCAGGGTGATCTAATTCACCTAAAGCTCTACGTTGTGCGATTTCGGTTTGTTTATATTTATCTACTTCACGCTCTAATATATGTTTTGGATATACTCGTTCATTTTGATTAGGTGCACCAGCTCTCTGAAGTACACCGGTTACAATAACACGTCCGTTATTAGCTGCTTCTGATTCTGTTATCATAGCAGGTTCAACGTGAAATGGTGTATAATCAACTAATAGATTTTTCATCTTATGATTTCTCCCACATGGTTCGCTTTCTATATAAATCGAAGAAAATTCTAGCTAACTCTTTACGAATTATTGCTCGAATCATTTGCGTGTCTTGCGTTGACAACTCTTCTGTTATTTGCTTTTTAGCTTTCATTAAAATTTTCTCAACTTTTCACTTATTCGTAGCATTTTCTCTGAAATCTTATATAAAGTGTTTCGCGTTGGCTTCCAGTACTTAGTAGAATCAACACCGTCCTCTGTCTTAAGCTTAACATTTTGATTAATTAATCGTTCAATAGCGAATAATCTACTGTTTATCTCTTTAATAGCACGATTAACCTTTTGCTTAGATGTGGATGATTCATCCTTCTTATACTCATTATAAGATGCTTCTGATAAAAATGATTGTTTAGCCATTCGCATGAAGCTAGATTCATTTATATCATCATCTTTCTTTTTCTTCTTTTTGAACGCTTTAGGTGTATTATACGCTTCACCACCACCTGTTACACTCATCTCATCAATATCTTCCTCTGCTTTACCGTATTCGATAATCCACGAGTCTGGCGTCTCTTTCACACCTTTAATGTGCTCATTCAACATATCTTCTAACTTACTATTTAGCGACATTCTTTAACTCCTTAATTAAGTCATATGAACGTAGCATTGATACAAGATGTGTGTCTCGAACTAATTTATCATTTTGTATATTAGATAATTGTGATTGAACTTCTGATAATTTAACTTTTACGATATCATCCGTCACACCCTCTATTAACGTTGATAGCTCTTTATTAATAACATTAATTTCTGATGCTATGTATTTTTTTAAAGTAGATGTGTTTGATATATTATTAATATACTCGCGTAGTAATGTCTTTTGCTTTTTAGATAGCACACCGTACTTATCATTAAACTTCTCTAACAATATCTTATACGATAATAATCGTAGATCTTTTTCTTGTTTTGAATACTCACTAAGTACTGTATCACTATCTTTTGTAGATGTACGTGTACCTGTGATGTGCTCTACTATATTAAATCTATATTTCATTAACTGCACTGGTTTATTAGATGCTGGTGATATATTTGATTCTAGTAAACTACATATAGATGCGTTGAGTCTATAATTAGATACTCTCGATTTAAAGAAGTCATCTAAATTATAATGCTTTTTTATTTCACGTACGAGATTATACTTCTCACGTTTAGAGTTACTACGGTTTAGTTTCTTATATTCAGATATAACAATATCTATGAATTTTTCTGCTTTTGCATCAGATGTGTATTTTTGCTGCTGAAGAGCTTTATATAAATCTAACTCTCTAGCTAATACTGTATCTTTCTTAAAAAACTCCTTAACTATAGATATAGCAGGAGATTTTTGCTTACTAGATAGTGTATCAGATGTTATTTGACGTGTTAATAATTCAAACAATACACCTACATTTTTTACTTTACTGTGCTTTAAAGGCTTCATATTATATCCCTATATATTTGTATACTCTTATAAATATCAATCTAATTACAAAGAATCATCATCTAACAAATTATTTTCATTCAATAAGGTACCCTGGTTCATTGACTGTTTTAATGCATCAATAGATTCTCTCGTTAGTGGACTACCATTAAACTTATGCTTAATAGATCTATCTTTATTACGTGCATCTCTACTACGCGTTTCACTACCTAAAGGATCACGACCTCGTATATGATCTTGTGTACCATACTTAATACCTTCAGGAGGTCGACCTATAGGACCTGATTCTTCAAATGACTCATCATCATCCTCTTGAGGTCCGAGCGGTGGATTAGCAGGATCTGTACCTTCATCTTCAATAGACGATTTTCTGAATTTACCTTTATCATCTTCAATAACATTAGCGCGTTCTTTATCAATATCTTCTTTAGATAGTTCAAATATCTTTTCATATATCCAGTTTTCTGAAAGCATTTGATTATCCTTAATACTATCAGCAAGTGATATCTTTTCATTCCATAATGATATCTTTTCTTGCTGGTATATCATAGATGAGTTAGTTAAGTTTAGACTAAATCCACCTAACTTCTCATTATCATAACCTTGTGAGTATAAATGAACAATAGCAATCTTAGTTAACTCAGATACTATAATCCGTTGCAATCGTTCTATAGTTCTTGCAAATCGAACATCTTCAGCCGCTAATGTTGCTTTACCTTCTGTAGTCTCATCGTACCCTAGGAATGCTTTAGGTATTTTTAATGCTGCGAACATTCTATTTCTTAAATATTCAACATCATCAATCCCACCGAATTCCATACCACTTAATGTATCAATCTCTGTACCGCTTTGACCACCTCTGATAGGCATGTAGTAATCTTCCATCATGTTCTGCATGTTAAATTTAAGATTATATTGTCCAGTTTGTGGATCAACATACGGTACCTTTTTCATCTTATTAATAACTTTCTGCATGTAGTTATCAACTTCTGCTGGCGGGATATTACCTATATCAATTTTAAAAACTCTTTTCTCTGGTGCACGCATAATTCTATGAATCATCATCGCATCTTCCATGAGTGTAAGTTGCTTCCAATTTTTTCTAGCTCCTTCTAACATAGATTTACCATATGGTAAGAAGTTAGAATCAGATAGCAGTCTGAAGTGAGCTATTTCGTAATTCTCATATTCTGTCTTATCACTACTTATATTACCGCCCATTGATTGATCGTGCGTAAATTTAACATACTCAGGGCGAGTTGGATCTGTGCCCTCTTCTCGAAGTACTTCATATGTAGATAGAGGTGCAACATTCGTAATACCTAACTTCTCAGTAATATCCATTTTTAAATAGAAATCACCATATTTACACATACTACGTATCCATGGCCATAAGTTGAATTCAATATTAAGTACATCGTAGAATAGATTTCTTAATACATCGTGCACCTCTTTATCGTCACAAGCGATGCTTAATACATCACCGTATTCATTTTTCATAGTAGATTCATCAGCGTATATATCTAAAGCAGATGAGATTATTGAATCTTCATCCATTGTCTCGTAATCTGTAAATAAACTAATCCTCTGTGTTTGGAATGTTTGATATTGATTGTACGTCATAGTTGTTGTAGAACTATGTAGTTTATTATACCTATCAACTAGTCTGTTAGTTGCTAAACTGTTAGTAGCTTGCGCCTTATTAACATCGATCACTCGTAATTTATTATCACCTATCTTACGTACAATCGTATTAGTAGAGAATAATGTTTGTAATCTTCCAAAAAATGATTTATCTGCCATTCTATTTCCTTATATAAGCCACGTTATATCTTCTTGATCGTCACCTAGATTCATATTCCACGAATTATGATTACCTGTAGCTCCTTGACTATACACGCCATCGTATCCACCAGTAGTCCCCATCAATCCTATTGCTCGCTTATTTAACTCTAGCCCTTCGTTACGTAATTTTAACGCTGTATCTCGTACGTACATAGCGATAGCAAATGCCATTACTAAATCATCGTTATACCCTTGCTGAGCTTCTGGTCTACTACCTCTCCATATAAATACAAAGAGTTCATCAATTAACCTTTTTGATCGTATTGAGCAAGCTTTTTCTCTAAAATAAATATCAAGTTTAGAGATTAAAAGCGGTCTAGTTCTACTTGATGTTGTAAACCCTGGAACCATTTGAGATTTATCTTTCATATCATATCCTTTACGAAGCTGTACTTCAGGATCTACCACACCATCATGTTTATATGTATAGTATAAGTTCTTATAACCTCTGTCTATAGCAGGTTGTATAGCTGCCCAACCGATATTAGCATTCTCTATAACCAACAATGCTTCATTATACTCTGTAGCAACATTTACTAGCATATTACCAAATTCTTTAACACCAATTTGATACTTGTACTCTGCAACTTGAGTCACTGTTTCAATATCAATAACGTGAAAAGTAGAGAAGTCAGCTCCATCACCTCGAGCAACATCAGCTACAATGATATAATCTTTAGTATAGTCAGGATATTCCCATATCCACATAGCTCCGTCTACACCTCGCTTCT